GCCTCGGAATGACACTGGATGACCTGACGTGGAGTCAAGGGTGCTGCGGCGAGGCGAGTCGCTACGCCGAAGCAGAATTGCCGAATGGGCATTGGCTGCAAGTGTGGCAGCACACCGACGGGCATTTCTCAGTCTGGGAGTACGACAACGGCAAGCGCGCAATCGATTCGTCGCGCCGGACTGTGAGTCGCGCTGAAGTCGAATCGATGCTGTCCTAAAGCGTTGAGCCTCGACCCCCGCCTCTTCGCCGAAGTCTTCGAGGACGACCGCCGAGGCGCGGCGATCCTCGAGCACCTGACCGCACGCTTCGCGCAACCCGTCGTCACGAAGGGCGGCATCGACGCCGTGCTGGAGACGTACCGCCGCGCGGGCCAGCGTGCCGTCCTCGACTACATCCTGAACCAGATCAACCGAGCACATGGAGTGCACGATGCTGAAGCACGTACTGATGGAAGCGGCGACTGATGGTGCTGGGCCCGCAACGAGCGGCGCCGCTCCCGCACCGACTGCGGCTCCAGATGTTCCGGCGCAACCTGCGTCCCTTCTGGCGACTGGCGCGGGCGAGAGCGCCCCGGCTGCTGGGAATCCTGCGGACCCGTTCGGCTGGCTCCCCGAGAAGCACCGCGTCCTCGGCGAAGACAAAACGCTGAACGTCGAGGCGAGCGCAAAGAAGCTCGCCGAGGCGTACACCGGACTGGAGAAGCGGCTCGGCGATGTCGGCATGCCGCCGAAGACGGCAGACGAGTACAAGCCCGAGGGCCTGCCCGAGACGGTCAAGATCGACGAACTCATGGCCGACCCGGGCACGAAATCGTTCCTGAAGAAGTGCCACGCGAAGGGCATGACGAATGCCCAGGTGTCGGAGGTGCTCGCCTTCGGTCTGCAGGAATGGGCACCGCAACTGCTGAAGAGCGACGCCACGCAGACGGCCGAGACGGCAACGGCTGCGCTCCGTGAGGCATGGACGGACGAGGGCGCGTTCAAGGAGAACATCTCGCTTGCCTACAAGGCCGCGACGACCGTCGCATCGAAGGCGGGCTTCAGCTACGAGGACCTGGCCGCGGCTGGTCTCGACAACAATCCGACCTTCATCCGCCTGATGGCGGCACTCGGCCCCGAGATCGGCGAGGACCGCAGCCCGACCGGATCGGCACCGACGCCCGACGAGGCGCAGACCATCCGCAGCCTCGAAGCGAGCGAGGCGTACAAGAACCAAAAGCACCCCGAGCACGAGCGCGTGAGCGCGCAGATCCGCGCGTTCTATCAGCGCAAGTATCCCGGGCTCGCGGAGTAACAAACATCCGGGAAACCGGAGCGCACTCCGCAAGACAATCAGCGCGTCACATGGACCCGCAGTGGCGCGCGGACACTCCCGATAGCCCGTCGTTTGCCGGCTGACGCCAGCGGCATTCCACGAGAGCGAGCCCGGGCGACCGGATACCTCGAAGGCGATTCCTGAATCCCCTTGGAGCACATCCGAATGACCATGACCATCACCCAAGCGTTTGTCCAGCAGTGGGACAGCGCCATCCGGCTGCAAGCGCAGCAGAAGGAATCGCGCCTGGCCCGCCTCGTTACCGATCGCGGCACGATCACGGGCGAATCGTTCACCGCGAACATGCTGGCCCCGGCCGAAGACACGCCGGCCAACACCACGCGGCACGGCGACACGATCTTCTCCGACATCATTCACTCGACGCGCGTCGGCCTGATGCAGGACTTCTTCCAGGCGCTGCCCGTCGATCGCAACGACGAGCCGAAGCTGCTCGCGAACCCGAACGGCTCCTATCAGGAATCGCTCGTCGCTGCGTGGAATCGCCGGAAGGACCGCGTCATCTACAACGCGCTGATTGGTTCCGCGCAACTGAAGGACGGCAGCACGGTGGCTGTGCCCGCCGGCCAGACGATCCTCCCCGCCGCAACTGGCATGACGAAGGCCAAGATTCTGACGGCGCGGAAGCTCTTCCGGAAGAACGAGGCCGACGAGCACAACGGCGACGAGCTGTACATGCTCTACAACTCCGAGATGCTCGAAGACATCTTGGCAGACGCCACGCTGACGACCGTCGATCAGGTGACGGTCAAGGCGTTCCAAGAAGGCGACATCAACCGCAAGTGGGCCGGCTTCACGTGGATTCCCTACGAGCAGCTCTCGCTCTCCGGTGGCACGTACACCACGGTCGCGTTCACCAAGTCGTCCTGCCACTACGGGACGGGCTTCGTCGAAGGCTCCGCTGGTCGCCGCAAGGACAAGAAGAACCTCATGCAAGTGGACATGGCCGGCAGTGTCGGCGCTGTCCGCGTCGAAGAGAACAAGGTCGTTCTCGTCCAGTTCGTCTGATCGACCTGACCCTCTGACACAAGGAGCATCACATGCCTGAATTCAACTCCCGCCAAGCCGCCAAGATCGCGCTTGGCAACAAGCTCGGCGCTGGCGAAAGCGGCGGCACCATCCGCTCCGTCGTGCTCACGTCTCCGGCTGTCGCGGCCTGGGCGCAGAACGACACGCTGGCCTCCGGTGTGCCGATCCCGATCGGCTCGCGCTTCCTGTCCATGTCGTACGTGTCCAACGAAGCGATGGGCGCCTCCGTCACGCTGGATGTCGGCATCCGCAACTTCGACACGAAAGTGGCGATCGACGCGGACGGCATCGGCGCTGCGGTTGCGGTGTCGTCGGCCGGTCGCTCGCTGCTCAACAACGGCCAACTTATCACCGCCGGCATCGAGTCGCTGACGACCGTCGTGTCTGAGGTCTACGCGACGCTGACGGCGGCGAACCCGACCGACAACGCGCAGTTCCGCATCGAAGTCTTCTATCTGTCCCCGGACTGATCGCGCCCGGTGCTGTAGGCAGTACAGGAACCGGGGGCCGTGCGTCCCCGGTTTTTCCATGTGAGGGCTAGACGCACGTGACGACATCCGCCGTATCGATCTGCTCGAATGCGCTGCTCGACGTGGGCGCGCAGACCATCGCGAGCTTCGACGAGGCGACCGATCGGGCGACCATCGTCGCGAACCGGTGGGAGTCGGTGCGCGATGCCACCCTCCGCGCGCATCCGTGGAACTGCGCGGTCCGCCGCGTGATCCTGGCGCCCGAGGTCGGCACGCCGGCCTTCGACTACGCCTACGCCTTCGTCCTCCCGGGCGACTGGCTGCGGACGCTGCAGGTCGGCGAGTACGGCGAGGAGATTGACTACCGCACGGAGTCGGGGCAGATCCTCGCGCATGTCACGGCGCTGCGCCTGCGGTACATCTGGCGCAACACCGAACCCGCGTCCTGGGACTCGATGCTGGTCGAGGCGATGACGAAGGCCATGTCCGCCGCCATTGCCTACCCGATCACGCAGTCGTCCAGCCTCGCGCAACTGAAGGCCGAGGAGTTCGAGCGGTTCATGCGGCAGACGCGCGCCGTCGATGGGCAGGACGACCCGCCCGAGCAACTCGGCGACACGCGGCTCTTCAACGCCCGCTTTGGTCCCTCGCGGAACTGGTAGTGGCGAAGCTCAACACGATCCAGACGAACTTCACGGCCGGCGAACTCTCGCCCCGGCTGAAGGGGCGCGTCGACATCGCCCGATACCCCAACGGCGTCGAGCGGATGGAGAACGCCTTCACGCTCGTGCAGGGCGGCGCGCTCCGGGCGTACGGCAGCCTCTACACCTGCGAGGTCAAGACGAGCACGAAGAAGACGCGGCTCATCCCGTTCATCTTCTCGGCCGACGACGCCTACGTGCTCGAGTTCGGCGACGGGTACATGCGGGTCATCAAGGACGGGGCGCAGGTGGAGTCCTCGCCAGGCGTGCCGTACGAGATCACCAGCCCCTACACCGAGGCGCAACTCTTCGACGTGACCTATGCCCAGGGCGCGGACTCGATGTTCTTGGCGCACGAGGCACATCCGCCGCACCGGCTGCAACGCTTCGGCGATGCGGCATGGGTGCTCGTTCCGGCGCCGTGGGTCGTGGCACCGTTCGACGAGGTCGGCATTCTGCCGGCGGCGGCGCTCACGCTGTCGTCTGCCGCTGTCGGCACGGGCCGCACGTTCACCGCAGGCTCGGCCGTGTTCCTCGTCTCCGACGTCGGGCGCACGATCACCTTCGCGGGCGGCAATGCCGAGATCACCGGCTACACGAGCACGACCGTTGTCACCTGCACCATCGACGTGCCGTTCCCATCAACCTCCATCGCCTCGGGCGTGTGGACGCTGACTGGCTCTCCGCAGACCACGTGCACCGCAAGCGCCGCGAGCCCGGTCGGGACTGCCATCACGCTCACGCTGGGCGCTGCCGGATGGCGGACTGACGATGTCGGGAAGTACGTCCGCATCAACGGCGGGCTGTGCGAGATCACCAGCTACACGTCGGGGACTGTCGTCAACGCTGCGATCCGTCGCATCCTGACCTCGGCGACGGCGGCGCCTGCGAACTCGTGGACTCTCGAAGCGGCAGTCTGGAACGCCACCAACGGCTACCCGCGGGCCGTGGCGCTGCACGAACAGCGGCTGCTTCTGGGCGGGTCGCCGAAGTTCCCGCAGACGATCTGGGGCACGGGCATTGGCCTGTATCTCGACTTCACGTCGAGCAGCATCGATGACGACGGCTTCGCCTTCCAGCTCGCGGCCGATCAGGTCAACCCGATCCAGCACCTCGTCTCGGCGGAAGAGGTCCTCGTCGCGTTGACCAGCGGGCAGGAGTTCACGCTGCAGGGCTCGACCGACAAGGCCATCACGCCGACGAACGTGCAGGTCCGCCCGCGCACGGCGCACGGTTGCGCCCGGGTCAGGCCGCAGCGGATCGGCGCGGAGGTCGTCTTCGTGCAGCGCGCCCGGCGGCGGATGCGTGCGCTCGGCGTCAACGGTGACACGGGCCGCTTCCAGGCGCCCGACGTGTCCATGCTGGCGCAGCACCTGACCATCGGCGGCATCGTCGACATGGCCTACCAGCGCGAGCCCGACCCGCTGCTCTGGGCCGTGCGCGCCGACGGGCTGATGCTGCTGATCACGCTCGACCGGGACGAGAACGTCGTCGCCTTCGCGCGACGCCTGACCGATGGCACGTTCGAGTCGGTGGCCGTGGTGCCGACCGACGATGGCGAGCAGGCATACGCCGTCGTGCGGCGGACGATCAACGGCGTGACGAAGCGGTATGTCGAGCGGTTCGATCCGGCGGTGCAGACCGACTGCGCCGTGCTGGGTGTGAGCGGGCCGGGTGCGGCGACGTGGTCGGGGCTCGGCCATCTCGAGGGCGAGTCCGTCGATGTTGTGGCGGACGGGTCGGTCATGCCTGCCGAGGTCGTGACCGGCGGCGCGATCACCATCGAGCGCGACGCCAACGAGATCGAGATCGGGCTGCACTACAAGACGACGATTCAGCTACTCCCGCCAGAAGTCGCCGGCATGACGACCCAGGGAAACATGGTCCGCCAGGGCGAGATCACGGTGCGGTTTCTTGAGACCTCCGGCGCCGAGGTCGAGGGCGAGGTTATCCCCTTCCGCTCGTTCGGCGCGGATCTGCTGGACGAGCCGATCGCGGCGTTCACGGGCGACAAGCGCATCCCGCGGCTAGGCTGGGACCGCTCGGGCGCGGGCATCACGATCGTGCAGGACCAGCCGCTGCCGTTCCACGTGCTGTCCGTCATCCAGAAACTGAGCATCAACGAGGGCTAGACATGGCAGAGATTCGACCGGCACGCGTAGACGACATCCCGGCCATTGTCCGCTATGGCGCGGAGATGGTGCAGGAGTCGCGCTATCGCGGCATGTCGTTCGCGCCTGACAAGGTCGGGCAGATCATGCGCGCGGTCATCACGGAGAGTCAGGGCGCTGGCTTCGTGGCCGAGGTCGCCGGGCAGATCGTGGGCGGGGCGTTTGCCGTACTGACCGCGCCGTGGTTCTCCCACGATCCGACCGCGTGCGACCTCGCCGTCTTCGTCGCGCCCGAGCATCGCCGCAACGGCGTTGCCGTGCAGCTCGTGCAGGCCGTGCTTTGGTGGGCGCAACAGATCGGCGTGCATCACGTGGACCTGTCCATTTCGACCGGTGTCGAGGCCGAGGCGACGGGCCGGCTATACGAGAAGCTCGGCGGGTCGTTCGTGGGCGGCATCTACACCTGGAGGCTCGCGGATGTGTGACCCGATGACGCTCGCGGTTGGGGCAACAGCCGCTGCCGCCGGGATGTCCGCGCTTGGCGGAATTCGCCAAGGCGGGCAGCAGAAGGCGTTCTACGACGCGCAGGCGCTGCAGACCGAGGCCGATGCAGAGGCCGCAGCCGGTCAAGGGCAGGTGAACGCCGACATCATCCGAAAGGCAGCACGTTTGCAGAAGGGCTCGGCACGAGCGGGCGCGGCACGCGCTGGTGTTGTCGTGGACGCTGGCAGCGCGGATCAGGCCGTCGACACGATCGGCCGGGAGTCGGAGCTTGACGCGCTCACGCAGCTCATCACGGGCCGGCTCACGCGCGAGCGGATGATCGCGCAGGGATCGCAGCAGCGCATCGCGGGGCAGGTGGCGATGAAGAACGCGAATTACGAGGCCGTCGGCTCGCTGCTGAAAGGCGGCGCGAAGATCGGCGACATGACGGCAAACCGCTGATGGCCGGCATCCCTCTCGGCGAGTTCGGCTTCCGCGCGCCCCAGCAACCGACCGGGCAGGTCGTCAACCCGGCGGCATTTGCTGGCGGCGGCGATGGGCTGCGCGCGGTTGGGCAGGCGTTGGAGAGCGTGGCGGATGTGCTCTACAAGCGCGAGGCCACGCAGTACGCGAACTCGGCCATCCGTGCCGGGAAGCAGGGACTCGACGAGTGGGAGGCCCGATTCCGCCGGCAGCAAGGCAAGTTCATCGAGAAGGCGCCACGCCTGCCGGACGGCACGATCGATCTCGACGGGTTCGAGAAGGGCGTGCTCGACGACTTCGAGAAGTACAGCGGCGACATCCTCGCGCAGACCCGCAAGGGCACGAAGAACCGGCTGGCGCTCGAAGTCTCGGAGCGCGACCTGCTCGACTACAAGCGCGTCATCCGGGACCGCGTCTTCGAGCAGGTCGGCAAGCAGAAGCAGCAGATCGGCGTCGCGAACCTGATGGAGTCGATCGACACCGACAAGGCCGCACCGATCGATGCCGCCGAGAAGATGAAGCGCATCGGGCTGTCGCTGGGCGTCGCCGTGGATCGCGGGCTTATCACGATCGACAAGGCGCAGGAGATGCGCACGAAGGTGCGGAGCGAACTCGAGTACGCCCGCGTGTTCGACGAGGTCAACGGCGCCACGAACCTCTCCCAGGCGTACGAGATGCGCGGAAAGCTTTCGACGTTCAACCCGCTGCTCTCTCCCGCGCAGAACCGCGAGATCCGCTCGCTCGTGGACGACCGCATCAAGGCGCTGGACAAGGAAACCGAGACGAGCGTCAAGGCGCGGCAGGACGACCTCGCGAAGATGCTGATCGTCGAAGCGGCCGAGGGGAAACTCACGCGAGAGCGCGTGCTGCTGTACCAGAACGACCTCCCGCGCGATCAGTTCGAGAAGTTCATGGCGCTGCCCGACATCGCGGCGAAGCGCGTCGTCGAGGGCGCAGACAACCCGGAACTGTACCGGCGCACGCAGAAGCGGCTGATCGATGCGGCGAACCGTGGCGATACGCGGGCGCTGAACCAACTCTCCGCCGAGATCGGCGACTACATGACGGGGTATGACCCGGTCACAAAGAAGTTCGGCACGCCTGCTCTGTCGCGCTCGACGGCGAACCAGATGCTCGGCGACATCCAGGGCAATCTCGGCCGCATCCAGTCCGACGCGAACCGGCAGAAGGGCGACGTCGAGCAGCGGCAGAACCGCGAATACGAGGACGTGCGGAAGCTCCTCCGCGGTGCAATCGAGGGCTACAAGGCTGGCCGGGTCGGACGCGGGGCACAGGCCGAGGCCGACGCGCTCGGCCAGCGGGCGGAAGAGGAACTGCTGAAGAACCGGGGCACGGCGCTGAAGTGGTGGGAGGACTGGAAGAAGAACAACGCCACCGTCTTCGAGCGCAAGGCGGCGATCCCGTCGTGGGTCACGCAGTCGGGCGGGAAGCCTGACTTCGAGGCCACGCGGAAGCGGCTGCTCGACGACAAGAAGGCGGGGCGCATGAGCGAGTCCGACTACCGCTCGCGCTTCGACAAGCTGCAAGAGATGGAGCGCGCCAATGTTCCGTGACGACGACCGCCGGGACCTTCTCCAGTCGTTCGAGCGGCGCGGGTATCTGCTGTCCGACGCGGGCCAGTTCGAGGCGCAGGACGAGCGCGCACAGGCCGAGCAACAGACGCAGGCCGCACGCGAAGCCGCGACCACCTGGCGGCGATCCCTCGGCGCAGGTGACACCGTGCCGGGCCACGACGCCTACGACTACGAGGCAATGGCGCGCGATGAAGTGTGGCCCAAGCCGGACGGGGCAGGCCGCGTGCCGCTGTCGCCGCGCTACTGGAAGCCGGGTCGCATGGTGCTGGCCGGGTACGACCTCGCGACGGGTCGCCGCATTCTGTCGTCCGCGCCGCTCGAGGAACGCCTGCTGTCCGGGCAGATCGACACCGAGCCGGACGCGGAGGACATCGACGAGATTCTCTCGCAGGCCACGCCCGAGGACTTCGCGGAATTGGCGCCTGCCGAGCGGCGGTCGCTGGAATCGTGGATGGAGTCGCAAGGCGTCGTGTTGGCCCAAGGCGGCACGCAGGGCACTGCGAGCGATGCGCCCCCGGTGGCACGCGTCGGCCGCATGTCCGTCCCCTACCGCAAGCCCAGCACCCGCGACTTCGTAGAGCCCGCCGTGGCGCTGATGGACGCGCTCGCGGGCGTGCTGCGGGGCGGCGTCGCGCAGACCCTCGGCCTGCCGGGCGACATCGAGTCGCTCGTGCGGATGCTGACCGGTGGCGACAACGTCATGCCGACGACGGAAGACATGAACGCGAAGCTGCCGCCGGTTGTGCCGCCGGGCGTGACCGACCTCGTGACGGGCAAGAACCCGCGCGAGTTCTCGTCGGACTTCGGGCAGGCCGTGGGCGAGATCGGCGGACTCGGCAAGGCGCCAAGCGCGGCAGTCGATGCCGTCAAGACAGCCGTCAAGGCCGCGAAGAAGCGCCGCGCCAAGATCCGCAAAGAGCCCGACGGCTCGTGGACTATCGAACAGGAAGAGTGACATGGCCGCACCCTCGGCAGTGCAGTTCTACGCGAACAACCTCGACGTGCTGCGGCTGGCAGACCTGACCGGCGCGACGCTGCGTCTGGCGCTCATCGGCAGTTCGTACACGCCCAGCACCGGGCAGACGGGGCACACCGCATGGGCGGACGTGTCCGCGCACGAGATCGCGGCGGCAGGCGGCTACAGCGCGGGCGGGCTGGCGCTTGCCTCGCCGACGGTGACCGCGATCACGGGCGGCTTCCGGTTCTCGACCGCTGACGCCAGCGTGACGGCCTCGGGCGCAAACGTGGGCGCGTGGCGGTATGGCGTCATCTACGTGCTCGGCTCGCTCTTCGGGATTACAAACCCGCTGCTCGGCATCTTCACCGGGGACAGCGCCCCGGCAGACATTCCGGCGACACCGTCGGGCAACACGCTGACCATCACTTGCCCGGCCACCGGCTGGTTCACCGTCACA